CAAACTTCCGCAATGTACAGGTTGCAGGAGTTTCTCAAGCCCAGGCTGGCGTATATGATCCCAGTTCATGGGGAGAATATATTTACGATACTGCCACAGATCTTGCCTCAAGTGTGGCCCCCGTGGTGGCCGAAGAGGTTTGTTCCTCTGTGGCACCACGAGCATGGTGCAAACAGGCAATTTCTAAAGCACAAACCATGTATGCTCAGTCAAAAGCAGACGAAACTAAATCAATGTTGGCTGCTGATGTGGCTCAAACACCCTGGGGCGATTTGTCTACTATGGCTCCTCGCAATGCTAGATTCAATTTGGATTGTGGGCCCAATGTTAAAACCCTCGATGAGAATACATTTGGCCCAAATCCTGACAGTATTCTTGCAATTGCAAGGACTCCGTCTCTTTACCATTTCGGGACAATTGGGAATTTAAATGTGAACACATATTTTGTCAGCCTTGCAGAAATGTTTGGTTCTCAATTTTATGGTACTTATTTACACCAGTGTTCTCGATTGTTTCGTTTATGGAGAGGAAGCATAAAGTACAGTTTTATGTTTTTTTCCTCACCTTTGTTATCTACGCGAGTATCTTTTACGTTATCATGGTCTAATGACAATATAACAGATGACCCTGGGGATGCACTGATTAAGGAGGTTACTATCCGAGGTGATACTGTAGTCAACTTGGAAATCCCTTATTGTTCCCCCTTCCCATGGAATGAAACAATTAGTACAGGACGAGCAGATTTGAATAACATAGATACAACTCTGACTCTTCCTAGATTGGTCGTGAGTAATACTCAAGAAATAACTCGCGCAGGAGATGTAAATGCTTTAATACCTTATTTGTTGTATATTTCAGCAGGTGATGATTTTATGTTTGCCTCTCCCCAGGCCCCTTATGCTGATTTTCAGGCTTCAATGGTGTCCGGAAGAATTACGGAACCAATAGCTGTAACTCCTGAACGTAAGGGAGCAAAACAAGCTAGAGAGAAACGAGAAGCAAAGGAGGCTCGTTCTATCGCACAGATGGACGTCAGGAAAGTTTTTTCTGAGCCTTTCTATGTGTTTGGCGAGTCCACCCCTGAACCGACCTTCTTAACCCAAGATCCCGTTG